TAGAAGTTGTCACCAAGGCTATCAAAAATCGCGAAGAAGCATAATCAAAGGGGCACAAGCCCCTTTTTTTATAAATATACTTTAGATATAACAACCGTTAGGAGAATTGTACCATGCCTCTATGGGGAAAGACAGACTCTGCAGGTGCCCGTCCATCGTGGTATACCACGTTGGAAAATATGGATACCGCAGGTAGAAAATTAATTTTTATTGATAATACCGAAGCAACTACAGAAGTAAACCGTGCTAGAGGATTCAAATCTCCTGGTTGGTGGGCATACTATACTGTCGAGCAACCTGATGGTACTCTGCGCTATAGAGGTCAGGAATGTTTAGTTGCTATTTCTGAGACAGCAGCAAATGCTGGTGACCAGACAGATGACGCAGTAGCAGCAGATGCAGCACCTGCAGCAATCGTTGTTGGCACACAACCTGCAAATGTCGCAGCTGCGGCAGACCCAACTGGCGCTATTAACTTTGCTGTAGCTGCTACTGGTGGTGCAGGTACCCTTGGATACCAGTGGCAGTATCAGACTGCTGCTTCTACCACACGTTGGAAAAACATTACTGACGGTGGAATCTATGCTGGTAGCGACGGTCCACAACTTGATATTACTGACGCTGATAAAGAGACCTACGATGGATACAAATTCCGTTGCAGAATCTCAGACTCTGGCGGTGCTTTAACAGTAACATCTGATAGTGCAAGCCTAACATTCGCATGATAATGTGATATGATAATTAATGAATTGAATGATGATAATTGGTTATTTTTTGCAATACAAAATTATAACAATCCAACATCCGTAACGTATGATGATTTTGAAGAAGATTTGAAGAGATTCAAATACATCAAAAGATTACTCAGACGTTACGAGATGCATGGAGAGTTAAAAACTCATTTGATTCTAAACCATATTATTGTTTTATATAATACCTTTAATGATGCTGCTACTCCACTTTTGTTTTACAAATTAGATTGTAGATACTGGGGCACAGTAAAGGCATTTATGGAATACCTAAATAGGTTACCGCTTGGCGTAGATAAATCTGATATAGATGACCGATGTCTGAAAAGTCTCAAACTAATTTAAATGAAATGGTGGCTGGAGATGGTAGCGGTCTTGCTATGCCTCCCGCTTTTGTTTTTGTTAATACTAAGAAGAGGAAGAGCCTTCTTACACGTAAGAAATCTGATGAAAGAATTGACGGACGTAAAAAAAGTGCTCGGAAACTTGTAAACCGTATCTTAACTAATAGAACTAAAAGGAAAGGAAAAATGTCTGAAGAGAATACTAGTGTGAAATTGAGTGAAGCAGAACAGTCTGCCACTGATAAAGCACAAAAGCAAATCAAACAGCAAAAGACACTTAAGGGCAGACAAGAACTTCAGAAGAAGCGCCAGGATGCCAAGAAGAAAATGCAAGATAAGCAGGGTGAAATGAATACCCTTGTCAAAGCACGTCTTGATGACTTCAGAAAGAAGGCAGCTGAGAAGCAGACAAAAGCAACTAAGCAAGTTGAAAAAAATTCTTATACTCCTGAAGGTGATGTGATTTCAGAAAATGTTGGTCCTAATGCAACGGACGTATTTGCACAGGCAATGAAAGTTGCTGGCGAATCTAGTAGCTATGGTAGAGATGCTGAGACACATTTTGCTCAGGTCAAATTTCAAGATGGCACTAGTCAAAACATGACTTCATTCGATGCTCAGAAAATTGTTTCTACATACGAAGGTCTTAACGACGAGAACAAAACTAAATTTTGTGCTCTCCTTAATATGAATCCTACAACGTATGCTAACGCATTACAATTCGCACAGTACAACGTTTAACTATGGCTTTCGGTCTTGGTAGATTAGCAGTTTTAGAAAGTAAACTGGACATTTATGAAGATCTCTCTAAAGAGATGCTTGACAAGCTCGAAAGAGCAGTAGGAACAATCTCCGAAAACAGCAACAGAGTTGCTGTAATTTTGGAGCGTCATGAAAATCGTTTGGATGAATCCGAACGTGCCGATAAACTTATCATCGGTATGCTGGAAGAGATGAAGGAAAGACATGATAAGGATTTTCTACTAGTTACTAGTAGAATGGACAGGATTCAAAAGAAAACAGAAAGCAACACTAGGTTTGTCATTGCTGCTACTGCTGTCCTGACGACCCTTGTGGCAATCTTACAAGTGCTGCCACCTTTCGTTAAAGCGTTGACACCATCCGTATTGTCTGCTAATATACTAGGAGAATCCCCGACCCCTATAAGATGAGTTATATTGATACCAAATTTATCAGTTTGGTCTCTCCTCAACTTACAAACTTTTCACAAAAGAAAAAAGGTTTATACAATTTCAGGTGTCCATATTGCGGCGATTCTCAGAAGAGAAAAAACAAGTCGCGTGGATACCTGTTTCAGTATAAAGATAGTCATGTCTATAAATGCCATAACTGTGGCGTGAGTAAAAGTTTTGCTAAATTTTTACAAGACATTAGTGTTGGTTTGTATGACCAATACATCATGGAGAGATATAAAGAAGGAACTACTGGTAAAGGTCGAAGGGTTGCTAACCCTAAGTTTGACTTTAAAACACCAGTCTTTAAAGAGAAAGAAACAACCACTACAATTTTAGATTCTCTTGAAAAAATCTCAAACCTAAATATTAAACACCCAGCAAAAGAATATCTTCTTCAGCGTCAAATACCAGAGACATATCTCTCTACAATCTATTATGCAGAAGATTTCAACACTTGGGAAAATAACGGAAATACTTTTAAGGAAGCAAGAATTGTTTTACCGCTGCTCTCCCAATCTGGGAAATTATATGGATACCAAGGCAGGTCACTAGACAAGAATTCTAAGCTTCGTTATATAACAACTATCTTAGACAAACGATACTCTAAGTTGTATGGTCTAGAAAGAATAAATTTTAATAACACCATCTATGTAACAGAGGGTCCTTTCGACTCTCTTTTCTTGTCTAATGGTGTGGCGATGTGTGGTGCAGATGTGACACTAGACAAAGACATATACAAAGATAGAGTATTTGTATATGATAACGAGCCAAGAAATAAACAAATCGTGCAAAGATATGAAGCAACGATTAATCAAGGTGAGAAGATTATCATTTGGCCCTCGAATGCTAAGGAGAAAGATATTAATGATATGGTCTTAGCTGGACGAGATGTGCAAAAGATGGTAGAATGTAGTATCTACCAAGGATTAGAAGCAAAACTTATGTTTAACGAATGGAAGAAAATATGAGCAACGGTATCAAAGTTAAAAAACGCGACAAGTCTGAAGAGTCGATTAACCTAGATAAGATTCACGCAATGGTCGAATGTGCCTGTGAGGGTCTTGCAGGGGTGTCTCCGTCGCAAGTTGAAATCCAATCGGGTATCCAATTTTATGATGGCATTACTACATGGGAAATCCAAGAGATTCTTGTTCGCTCTGCAAGTGACCTTATCGATTTAGAGAATCCAAATTATCAATTTGTTGCTGCACGTTTGCTTCTCTTTGGTTTGTATAAGCAAGTCTTTGGTGGAGATTGGAAGCATGGATTCCCTAGTCTAGGAGCACATCTTTGTGAAGGTATCACAAAAGGTATCTACGACAAAGAGTTAGCAACTAAGTATTCCAATGAAGATTGGACCAAACTAAATTCTTGGATTGACCATAACAGAGATTATCTATTCACGTATGCTGGTTTACGTCAAGTAGTAGATAAATATTTGGTGCAAGACCGTAGCAGTGGGTCTTTATATGAAACTCCCCAGTATGCATATATGCTGGTGGCTGCTACTATCTTCTCTGAATATCCTGAAGATACACGACTCACATATGTCAAAAAATACTACGACGCAATCTCCAAACACAGAATCAACGTCCCCACACCTATATTGGCAGGGGTTCGAACTGCACTACGACAGTTTGCTAGCTGTGTTCTTGTTGATACTGATGACTCCCTCGATAGCATCTTTTCTAGTGATATGGCGATTGGCAGATACGTTGCTCAACGTGCAGGCATCGGCATCAACGCAGGCAGAATCCGTGGCATCAACAGTAAAATCAGAGGCGGAGAAGTTGCACACACAGGTGTTATCCCATTCCTTAAAAAGTTTGAGAGCACTGTCAGATGCTGCACTCAAAATGGCATCCGAGGTGGAAGCGCAACAGTCCACTTCCCAATCTGGCACAAAGAAATCCAAGACATCATTGTCTTAAAGAATAATAAAGGAAGTGAAGATAACAGAGTAAGAAAGCTTGACTATTCTATTCAGATTAGTAAACTATTCTACGAGAGATTCATTAACAATGAGACAATTACGCTCTTTAGTCCTCACGATGTTCCTGGTCTATATGATGCCTTTGGTACTCCTAGTTTCGATGAGTTATATACCTTATACGAAAACGATGAAACCATCCCTAGGTCCACACTTAATGCACAGGAACTCGTTTTAGACCTGTTGAAAGAAAGAGCAGAGACTGGTCGTCTTTACTTGATGAATATTGACCACTGCAATGAGCATTCCTCATTCAAAGATAAGGTCAGTATGTCTAACCTATGTCAAGAGATTACTCTACCAACTAATCCTCTTAAGCATATCGATGACCCTGAAGGTGAGATTGCTTTGTGTATCTTGTCTGCTGTTAATGTGGGTAAGATTAAAAACTTTGATGAGATGGACGAATTGTGTGACCTCTCAGTGAGAGCACTCGATGAATTGATTGATTATCAAGACTATCCTGTCCTTGCTGCAGAGACCTCTACTAAGAATCGACGCTCATTGGGCATTGGTTATATTGGTCTTGCTCACTTCCTAGCGAAGAATGGTCTCAAGTATTCTGAGCCAGCAGCAGCACAGATGGTCCATGACTTGACAGAAGCATTCCAATACTATCTCTTGAAGGCATCTAATGAGTTGGCGAAAGAGAAAGGTGCTTGTGGATACTTTAATCGCACAAAGTATTCTGATGGAATTCTTCCTATTGATACATACAAGAAGGATGTAGATGACATTGTAGAAAATGAATTGAAGTATGATTGGGAAAGTCTTAGAGAATCTATCTTATCCTACGGACTTAGGAACTCAACATTGTCCGCACAGATGCCTTCAGAGAGCAGTTCCGTTGTGTCAAACGCAACCAATGGAATCGAGCCTCCTAGAGCATTCCTGTCCGTTAAGAAGTCAAAGAAGGGAGTCCTTAAGCAGATTGTCCCTCAATATGCGTCTCTTAAAAACGTATATACATTACTTTGGGACATGGAGTCTAATCATGGTTATATTAATATTGTTGCTGTAATGCAAAAATTCTTTGACCAAGCAATCTCTGGTAACTGGAGTTATAATCCAGAAAACTATGAGAACAATGAGGTTCCAGTTTCTGTCATGGCAGGTGACTTCCTAAAAACTTACAAGTATGGATGGAAGACTTCTTATTATCAGAATACATATGATGCTAAGAAAGATGATACTGAGGATGAAGACGAGAAGAAAAAATCAGTAGAAGGTTTATTAAATTCAATTCTAGAAGGCGTACCAGAGGAGGACGATTGTGACAGTTGCAAAATTTAAGTTAAATTCAGAAGACAGACCAAAGATTAAAGGTATGACGGTGTTTAATCCTAATCATGTAAATTTAAAACAACAACCTATGTTTTTTGGTGCTCCTTTGGGCATCCAACGTTATGACACATATAAGTATCCTGTGTTTGAAAGGTTAACGCAACAGCAACTTGGATATTTCTGGAGACCTGAAGAAATCTCCTTGCAAAAAGACCGAGCAGATTATGCACAACTACGCCCAGAGCAAAAGCATATCTATACGTCGAATCTTAAATACCAGATCATGCTTGATTCTGTACAAGGGCGTGGTCCTGGGATGGCTTTTATCCCTTACGTTAGCTTACCCGAGCTTGAGGGTGCCATGACTGTGTGGGAGATGATGGAGATGATTCATTCTCGCTCTTACACATATCTTATTAAGAATATTTACTCAGACCCAACTGAAGTGTTTGACACCATCTTAGATGATGTTAACATTATGGATAGGGCAAAGAGTGTAACTGAAGCTTATGACATCTTCATCCAAGCAGCACAGCAATACGGTAACAGTAATGACTGGCAACATGCTCAGGAAGGAGTATACTATGCAGAAGAGCAACTCTATGAGCTCAAAAGAAAACTATACAAGGCAGTAGTAAATGTCAATATCTTGGAGGGAATTAGATTCTATGTCTCATTTGCTTGCTCGTTTGCGTTTGGCGAGCTCAAAGTTATGGAGGGATCCGCTAAAATTATCTCTCTCATCGCCAGAGACGAAAGCCAGCATCTTGTCCTTACTCAAAACATCATCAACAAATGGCGTGATGGGGACGACGCTGACATCGTTAAAATCGCTAAGGAAGAAGAGCAGTGGACGATAGAGCAATTTAAGCGTACGGTTGATGAAGAGAAGAAGTGGGCAGAATATCTTTTCAAGGATGGTAGCATCATTGGTCTCAATGAAAAACTACTCAGCTCCTACGTTGAGTATATCGCTAATCGTCGCATGAGAGCAATCGGACTGAAACCAGTTTTCGATACTCCTATGTCTAACAATCCCCTGCCTTGGACGCAGCACTGGTTGTCTTCTAAAGGATTACAAGTCGCTCCACAAGAGACAGAGGTTGAATCATATGTAATCGGTGGTATTAAACAAGATGTTAAAAAAGATACGTTCGCTGGTTTCCAGTTGTGATAAGATATTCTTTACCTGGTTGGAGGGAAGACCTCCTGCAGACAAACCTACTCAGTCAGGAGGAGAGAGATCTCCTCTCGCGGGGTCCGTCAAGTCTCACTCAAGCGTGGAGAATGCAGGCAATAAAGTACAAGTATGTGACCCATGGGACGACCCTCTGATGTAATCTAAATACCTTCATCATATGATGGGGGTATTTTTTTATGAAACCACAGAGTGCTAAAGCGAAGGGTAGAAAGTTGCAGCAGTGGGTTAGAGACCAGTTGATTGAAAAATTGAATGTCCATCCAGAAGATATTGAGTCTCGCAGTATGGGTGCTGGTGGGGAAGACCTTATCATGGCAAGAGCAGCTAGACAAAAGTTTCCTTATAGTATAGAATGTAAAAATGTAGAGAAACTCAATATCTGGGATGCCTACGAGCAATCTGCTGCAAATTGTGGAGATTACGAACCTATTGTTGTTATTAAAAAGAATGGCAAAAAACCATTAGTCGTAGTTGATGCTGAATACTTTATTCAAAAACTTGGAGATACTTAATGAAAAACAATTTAATGAATGTGATTATTGCTGGTGCTTTGCTTGGAGCAGTTACTCCTGCTATGGCACAAGATAAAATCACTAAGGGAATGAAATCTTATGATGCTATGGGATGTATGTTGTTGAGGGAATGTACGGATGGAGTCGAAGAAGTCGGTAGTATTTTGGATGTTTCTAGTCAGTATCCTAATACTGAGTCTTATACAGTTATTGCTACTGAATTTAACAACATGCTCGTTTCTCTCAATCGGGTCGGAGTTAAAGTGTTTCTAGCAGATGAAAAGTATTTTCCCGATGGACACCGTGGTGTGTATCACACTGTGGGTAATAACTTTTTCTTAAATGGAAGATACATGGATGACCCTGCTTCTCTTATGATGGTGATGAGACATGAAGGATGGCATGCAGCACAAGATTGCATGGCAGGTACTATTGATAACAGTTTGATTGCTATCATCAAACCAGAAGATGAAGTCCCTATGATTTGGCGTGTGATGGCAGAACGCACGTATCCTAAGAATGTTGTGGCATGGGAAGCAGAAGCAGGATGGGCAGGTCGCACTGAAAACATGACCAGGGATGCTCTTGCAGCATGTGCTGGTGGTAACATGTGGGAAGTGTATGACCCAACACCTTTGACTAGAAAGTATCTGATAGACTACGGATATATTAAAGAGTAATGTTTACCATCTGGATTCACGCTAAGGCATTCTTTGCTGTTGTTGTAGTGAGTTGTGCTCACCCTGCTAACTGGCAGCAATGTATTCGGGTGGACCAGTGGTTAATACCTGACCTAGTACATGCTTGGCAGATTAAAACTGGTGAGTATGTACCTTATCAGCAAGAGAAAGAATACTTATTAAATAAATAAAAGAGCCTGACTCTTTACTCATGGAATCAAATCCAAAAAAAGAGGAAGCCAAAAAGGAAAACAAATTTGAATGGGCGGATGAGGGTGTATCAACTCTCGTCCGAGTTATTATTCTTGGATGGTCAGCAGCAATTCTGACTCTTAATTATGTAACTGTTCCTGGTATTCCTCAAAAAAATATCGATCCGACTTTTATAGCCAGCGTCTTCACTGGAACGCTAGCTACTTTTGGGGTCTTGCCTTCTAGGAAGAAGGATGAATCAAAGCAAGCACCTACATTGGAGAAGAAAGATGCAAAAATTGATTAACGGTGTCGCGTTATTATCTGGTTTAGTTTCTTTAGCTGTCTTAGGGGGTGGTGCTTATCTTTACGTTCAAAAGGATACATTAATCGAGCAATCAAGGGAGAGAGTAACTGCTGCTATCACTGAAGCA